TCAAACAGCTGTTAGGTATACCGAGGGCGGCCATCGGTTGAAATGGCTGCTACAGGTATTCTCGCCGCCGCATACGACAACGTATGCACTCGCCTGGCTGATGCTGGCATGGTCGTGGTCAAAGACCCACGCAACGCCCGCCCAATGTCCGTGTTCGTTGAAGCCCCAACCGTAATCGGTTTCAACAGCAACATCATTGACGCAACCATCGTGTGCCGCATACTTGCCGGCGGCCCGTCTAACAGCGACGCACTCGATTACCTTATGACCCAAGCCGACATCATTATTGAAAATGTTGAAGGCATCACCGACGCACGGCCATCGGCTGCGCTCATCGGTGAACAACAGATCCCCGCATACGACCTCACGGTCAGAGTTTCAACAAGGAGAAATTAACCAATGGCCACGACAACCGTCTTAAGTCAACCCGCCCTATTAATCAACGCGGTGGATTACAGCGACCAATGCACATCAGCGGTCGTCACCATCAATTTCGAGCAACTGGAAGCGACCTCATTCGCCGATGGTGCGCGTAAATACACCGCCGGCCTCGGCAACCACGAAGTGACAGCAACGCTCATGCTCGCCTACGGCACCTCAGAGGTCGAAGAAAACCTCGCTGCGCTTGTTGGCACCACGACCGACGTTGTTGTGTACGCCACCTCAAGCACCACGCCAGGCGTAGCCAACCCCGAATACACCTTCAGCGGCATGTATCTTTCAAGCATCACGCCAATCAACGGTGCGCTCGGATCACTCCAGACCATCGACCTCACGTTTACTGGCGGCACCTACGTGCGCGCCACAAGCTGACCGACACCTAACCTGAAAGCACCGACATGCAACTAACAATTCAGGTCACTACAGCAGATGACCAATACCAAGTAGACACCAACCTATTCACGATTGTGGCATGGGAAAGAAAATTCAAAACGAAAGCCAGCAACCTAGCGCAGGGCATCGGCATGGAGGATCTCGCCTATCTCGCATACGAATCATCGAAACAGCACGGCCACATAGTCCCAGCCGTGTTCGATGATTTCGTGAAGAAGGTGGTGAAACTCGAAGTGATCGGGGATAACGACCAACGCCCTACGAACGAGGCACCCACCGACGAGCACTAGCAGAACTCCTGTTAGCCGTCGGTTGGTGGCCTCATCACATCGAGTTTGATACAAGAGACCTATTAACCGTAAATGACGTAGCGAAAGAGAGGAACCGTGCTCAAAGGCGTTGACATTGACACCGACGGCATTGGCGTACTTGTTCGCTACCTTCGCAAAGTTGAACCCGACCTAGCGAAACAGCTGCCGAAAGAAATGCGGCACGTCGCGAAACCGATCGTCACACGCGCACGGGAACTTGTACCGCAACCCACAGCCCTAACAAACTGGGGTAAATGGACATTGGCACGCTCAAGCGGCGGCGATCGTGCCTGGACAAAAAAAGCGACAACCGGCATCGTCGCACAAACCGATGTACGAGCAATCGGCCCACAAGGCCAAATCAACTTGTTGTCAATTGTGCAGAAAGACCCAGCCGGCGCAATCTACGAGAACGCCGGCCGGCATCCGCAAGCAGATTCTGCTCAAGGCCGTGCATTCATTCGGAACCTTAACAACAAGCATGGTCAGTCACCTCGCACACTATGGCCGGCTGTAGAGCAAAACCTGTTTTATTTGAATCGTGAACTACAAGACGTAATCGATCGGTGGTCGGCCGAACTCGAGAAAACATTGAAGGCTGCATGACATGGCACGGATACCGTTAGTAACCGAGTTCGAAGGCAAAGGCCTTGACCGTGCCATCAAAGAATTTCAAAAACTTGAAACGACAGGAGCCAAAGCAGCGCACGCTCTCAAAGCCGCTCTTGTACCGGCCACAGCAGCGTTAGCCGGCCTCACCGCTGCCGCTGGCCTATCACTCAAAGCAGCAGCCGAGGATGCTCGAGCACAGTCTGAACTTGAACGCCAAATCCTTGCATCAACCGACGCAACAATCGCACAGACAGAAGCGACACTCGATTTTATTCGTGCTCAAGAATTGGCATCAGGTATCGCATCGGATGAACTACGGCCAGCGTTAGCCATCCTTGTACGGCACACAGGCGACCTAGCAACAGCACAAGAACTATTAGCACTCGCAATGGATGTCAGCGTCGGCACCGGTCGCGACGTGTTCGATGTTGCCGAACGAATGGCTGAAGGCTTTACAGGCGTACTGACACCACTTGAAGAACTCGATTACGGCCTAGTTCAATCAATCGAAAACGGCGCATCCTTCGACGACATAATGAACAGCCTGGCCGACACGTTTGGTGGAGCAGTCGCAAAAGACGCACAAACAGCTGCCGGCCGCTTTGAACGCATGGGTGTTCAAATCAATCAAGCAAAAATTGCTATCGGTGCGGCGTTGCTGCCCGTGCTCGAGGAACTGCTACCGAGACTTGAATCGGTCGCTCGATTTGTCGGAGAAAACACAGACCTCATTGTCATCTTAGGTAGCGTCATCGGCGTTTTGGCTGGCGCAATCATCGCAGTCAATTTCGCAATGTCGGCCTACACGGCCATCACAACGATCGCCACAGCCGCAACAGCGGTGTTCAACGCCGTCATGGCAATGAACCCAATCGGGCTGATTGTTATCGCTGTTGCAGGTCTCATTGCCCTGTTCGTCGTACTTCAAAAGAAGTTCGACATCATCGGTTTAGCCGTAAAAGGATTGAAAGCAGCGTTTGATCTTGCTTGGGATGGCATCAAATGGGTGATCAACAAAATCATTGACGGCCTCAACCTCGTCATCCGGCTGTTAAACAAAATCCCAGGCATCGACATACCGGAACTAGGTCACCTCGGTGAAGAAGCCGAAGAAGCCGCCGAAAAAACATCAACATTGGTTGACCAAATTAAACGGGCGGCTGTCGCATTTGAACACGGCCGCGAACCGATGGGCCGTTTTGAGATCTCAACTCGCAACGTGAAAGATGAAGCTGACGAACTAGAACGCTCAATCGGCCACGTTGACCTCGCTTTAGACCCATTGAACCAAGGTATTGAAACAGCAACATCACGCCTTGACGCATTCTTCGACTCGCTTGATCAACAAGCAGCAACCGAAGAATTTATTGAAGATCTCACCGACATTGCACAACAACTTGCCGGCGTTGCTGAAGGCTCAGAGGCTTGGCAAGAAGCACAAAACGAAGCGTACGAAGCACTACGCCAATTACGAGAAGAACGCGAAGATCTTTCCGACGCGTTTTTTGAGGTGCTTAAACTAGAAATTGACACAGGCGACCTTGACCGCGCTATCACACTTATGCAACAGGTTGATGAATACCTGAAAAACAATTTCGCACCAGGCTTTCAAGGTCTTGCAGTACCTGTAACGGGCTACAATGTGGCTCAAGCATTAGGCGCTATACCCATGTTTGCTGACGGCGGCATCGTAACCGGCCCCACGCTCGGCATTGTCGGCGAAGCCGGCCCCGAAGCGATAATTCCTCTCGATCAGATGGGCCGCATGGGTGGCATGAACATCACCATCAACATGCCGGCCGGTAGCAACGGCGACGACATCGTTCGAGCACTTCAGAACTACAGTCGGCGCAATGGTGCAGCCCCTATTCCTGTGACCTCAAACGCAAGGTTCTGACATGACGGCGTTCGCAGGTTGGCAAATAGATTTGATTGATGGAACAGGCGCAACCGACATCACCTCATTTGTGCAAGGTTTTAACATTCAATGCGAAGCCAACATCGGCCGTTTCAGCCCAACAAACGTTGTACTGACACTCAACAACGATGGCGGCGATTTCACGCCGGCCGAAGGCGGCGGCACCGGCACCTACGCCTCAATCAATTGGCTAACAAAAGTAATCAGAATTGCACCATCGGCCGACACCGCTCGTTTCACAGCACACGTGTTCATTTCTGATTTCAAAATGCGTGACAACGGCACCGCCTCATCAGTACAGCTCACTTGTCAAGATTGGTTGTCGCTGGCCTCAAGCGAACTGTTCGACATCACAGAAAACACCACGACAACCGATTACGCCAATTTTATTGACAACGTTTTAGGTGGCGCATCAGGTTTCGGCCCAGGCGCAACACTTCCTGACTACGGCCAACCGACATACAGCAAAGCCATATTCATTACCGATACAAGCGACACCGTTGCAGACCAACTTGCCAGACCGGCCGCATCAAACGTGAGCAGCCTCGACTATATAAACGAAGCAGTTTTTGGCGGCTATCCCTCAATAGTTGTACCGACGGATGCGCGCATCGTTGGCACCACGGTGTTTTACTTTGCGACAGCACTTAACCGCACAATTACATACAACAACACATTTCGTATCCCTGTCGCATTCTCGGACAGCCCGACAGGCACAACACTCGCATTTGCGGAACTTGATCCCGGCTTCAATTTTGAGGAAATAACGAGCACCGCAACAGTTGCTTCAGGTATCACCGGCATCAGCAGCCAAAATTCAACAAACACCGGCACCGGCAACAGTTACGGCACACGCGCACGTTTCTACAACAACACCGGAAACAACACCGAAACCGACAACGGCAACTACGCCGGCGCACTCGAGGCCGCAGAGTTCTGGACAAAACGACAAGGCAACGCAAGATACATACCACGCCGGCTAACAACCTCGATTGAGTTAATCGATGACCGAAACGGTACGGCAGCTGCGACCACGCTCATCAATTTGATGGCTGCTGTTGATGGGCTGTTTCAGCCGTGCGATGTCACGTACACGCCGACCGGCGGCACACAAGTCACAGCAAACTGTGTGATCTCGGGTCGCACCATCAACGCAGTACCAGGCCGCACAACAATCACCCTCGATTTGTTGCCGGCGCAGGATTATCAGTCGTTTGTGTTGGATTCGAGCACTCTCGGCGTGTTGGACACGAACAGATTAGGATAGAACTATGGCAAATCAGGGCGATTTTACGAGCGGAAGTGTGCTAACAGCTGCTGAGTTGAACGCTTTTACACAGGTGACGGTGTGTCGCGATTCGTTTAGCGTGCCAAATGGTACAAACACCACCATAAATTTCTCAACAGAACTCGTTGACGTTGGCGGCTGGCATACCGGAACTTCGTCAAACATCACGCCAGACATTGACGGAATCTATCTCATTACCGCTAACGCACAGGCAACTGACAGCGTGAACCGTGCACTCATCAACGTGTTTGTCGCTGGCACCATTGTTGCCTCAAGCGACGACAACTCGGGTGGTTTTGACCTATCGGTTGCGGTGCACTATCCGATAACCGCCGGCCAAAGCGTGTCGATGTTGTGTTATCAAAACAGCGGAAGCGCAAAAACCCCAACATTTACGTTGGGCGTGCAACTGTTGAGGGCAACATGATACGCGCAACCATTCTTGTTTTCATCGGTTTAGCAATCACCGCCCTCGGCATTTGGGGTTTACAGGATTGAAATATGTGCTTGCGGCAGCTGCACTTCTTATTACGTCGGCCTGCGGGTATGACGGCGGCTACCGGTACCCATGCCAAAACCCTGACAACTGGGAACTCGAGGACTGCAAACCACCCAAATGCACGGTGTGGGGAACATGCCCCGATGACCTCGTGCCATCGTGTGGCGCAATGATAGGTACAGACTGCAAAGGCGTGTAGATGTTTAGACCATCCCACCGGTACACAGCTGACGAACTTAAAGCACGCCTCGTGTTTGTTGTCGGCTGCTCTCTTGCGTTCGCTTTCGTGCTCGCAATGGCCGTCATCCTTTATGGCCTGCTGTTCGTCACACAACCGATTGAGTACCAATCACCAAACGACGCAGCCGCATGGGGCGTACTCAACCCGATGGTGCTGTTCCTAACTGGCGCACTCTCAGGTGTGCTCGCCTCAAACGGCCTGAAAGGAAAAAAAGAAAATGAATAACGAACAACTACGCGACTACGCAGAACGAGCAATAGCCACCGCCATACAGGCCGGCATCGCGTCATACATGGTTGGTGCCGGCTGGAAAGCCGCCGGTGCAGCTGCGATCGGTGCAGGCTTAGCGGTAGTGAAGGCTGCAACTAAGCAGCGTTTAGCAAAGCCTAAGGTGGAAGCATGAGACCGTACACAGGCACAGACAAAATCGCTTCAGGTAAGCGTGCAGGCACCGAAGCGTTCGTTGCCGCTATCCAGAATGCGTCAGGCCGGCAGGTGTGGAACAACGGCACGTTTGGTGTACGCAAAAAGCGTGGTTCACAGTCATCAAACCTGTCTGGCATGTCGGTTCATGCAACTGGCCGTGCAGCTGATTTGAGCCGGCGTGCATGGTCTGGCCGCCCCGGCTGTTCCCGTGCAGACCTCGAAAAGGTCATTGATTGGCTTGTTTCAATCGCTGACGATATTGGCCTCGAGTATTTGGCAGATTACGAATACGGCTCAGGTGGGCGTGGTTGGCGTTGCGACCGTGACGACTGGAACATCTACCGGCCAGGCGTAATCAAAGGCGGCGGCACCGGTGACTGGATTCACATCGAGCTGGACGACGAGCACGCTGACAGTACCGGCTGGGTAGATGCCGCTATGGCTACGTTCCCGCTCGGCTCGCATGTACCAGTCGAGGACACCGCTACCGGCTGGAAAACATGCCGGCTCGGTGACTCAGGCGAAAACGTGCGAGAAGTACAGGCAACGCTCAAAGCAGCCGGCTACAAAAACTCGACCGGCAAAAAACCGATCGTCGTTGACGGCGAGTTCGGCGCAACAACTGACAAACGAGTACGGCAATACCAAAAAGATCACGGCCTCATTATTGATGGCATTGTCGGCCCACAAACCGCCGGCCACATGCAAATTGCTTGACAATGTGACACTCTGAGCGCATAATGAGGTCTCCAGCCAACAACAAAAGGAGACCAAACATGCGTGCAATAGCTGCGCTTATTGTCGCTACGGCGGCATCGCTTTACGGGCTGTACGGCCCAACATTTGTACCCGACCCCAACGCTTTCACAGTAAGCACCACGGAACAGGTACAGTCGGCACCGGCGATAACTGGCGTTGTTTCGGTGCCGACAACATCGCCCTCGGATGACGAATTGATTCATACCAATGTCCTCGAGGTGCCGGCGACGACCACCACTTCACCTACTTTGGCCTCCGTTGGCTGGAGCGGCAGATGTGTGGAGTGGTGGTCAACCGCTATGCGTATGGGATGGCCCGAACACCTACTGCCTACGTTGGGTGAGGTGATGTGGAACGAATCCCGCTGCCTTTCTGACGCACACAACAAACGCTCAGGTGATTACGGCCTCACACAAATTAATTGGGGCTACCACGAGCAACGCACCCACAGCTTCGGCTACACAAAACTTGATTTGTTTGTGCCGGCCGTCAACCTGATGATCGCTTACGACATTTACCTTGACGCACTTTCAACCAGCCCTGATTGTGGTTGGTGGCCGTGGAAAGCATCCGGCGACTACTGCGGAGGCTCACGATGAATCGACAAGTACGGGAGACATTGTTTACCGCTCTTCAAGCGTGGGAAAACGTAGATTTTAACGCTACCGACAAGCAGGATTACAAGAACGAGCATCGGTGCTTCAACGAGGCTGTTGATTATCTGCTTTCTGTGGAGCCGAAGGAGGACTGAGATGAATCAGCCAACACTATTTGACCAGCCCACACCTTTCGAGCGTGGCATGGCCGGCTCAGCAAAAGCCGCACGTAAATGGACAGACGACCAAATCGACCAAGTAGATCGAGCAATCCGACGAGTCGCCTACTTTATGCCACGTTGGACAGTTGACGATGTTTGGGAACAGCTGCCTAACGATTTCCCTGTCAACAAAGGCATCGGTGCAAGGCTCAACAAAGCAGCACGCGCCGGCATGATCCGTGCCACCGACCGCACCCGAATCTCAACACGAACCAACGAACACGGACACGGCCAACGCCTCACCGTGTGGGAAACCATAGAAAGGCCGGCCGATGGCATTTGATCTATCTAACTACCAAACTGTTGCTGAACGCCTACACCTATGGCTTCAGGCCTGCAAAGGCCTCGAGGTACAGCCACGCGTCATCACAGAACTTGTGGAGCGTTCAGAAGGCTGGTGCTTATTCAAAGCATCGCTCTATGAGAACGATGTGCTCATCTCTACAGGTTGGGCAGAAGAACACGCCACAGAACGAGGCGTAAACGCAACCAGCCACGTAGAAAACTGCGAAACCTCAGCCGTAGGCCGAGCCTTAGCAAACGCCGGCTGGGCCGGCTCCGACCCTGCTAGGCGTGCCTCACGTGAAGAAATGACAAAGGTGCAACGCAACAACCCGATAACAGGCGCACCACCACAACAACGCACACAACAGGCAACGCCGGCCGGTTCTCGAGCACGACCTACCGAAAAGATGCAAGGCTTCCTAGAAATTCTGAACGCACGCAAAGGTAACCCGATACCTGACAACGAACTTGTCGAGATTCTGCGCAGCTACGACCTGACAAAAGCAAAGATTGACGAACTCAAAGAAATGCCTGATGTCAAATGAGCATGTCTGAGGCCGCATTCCAAACCTGTGTAATGGATCTAGCGCGCTGGACAGGCTGGAAGGTGTTCCACCCGCGCACCGTCAAAACTGACGGTGGCCGGCATTTGACCGCATACCAGGGCGATCGAGGCTTTCCCGATCTAGTTCTGGCACACAAACAACGTGGCGTGCTGTTCGTAGAACTCAAAACCGACACAGGCCGGTTAGACACGCATCAAGAAGAATGGGGCCGGCATTTGGTCGCTGCGGAGGCCGAGTATTACGTGTGGCGGCCTAGCGACTGGGAAGAAATCAAAAAACGATTGAGAGGCACACAATGACCGAAAACGAAATGATCGATGCGCTGCTTGACGCATCACAAGCCATGAAAAAAGCGCAGCAACTCATCGAAGAACAGAAACGCACCATCGACAACCTGACCGAAAAAACAGTCAACATGCACGCCGAAATAAGCCGGCTTGAAACTTGTTGCACTTGCAAATGACCCTCGAGCCTTGAAATGAACACCGCACCGCGACTAGGTTTCCCAGCCTCACTAGACTCACACAACTTACGTAACAGCCACTCGGGCGCGTTACCCACCGTAAAAAACCGAGAACTGTTGCAAGAAAGTGACACGCCGAGCCCAACGGGCGAAGGCGTAACCATTTGCCAAGCATGTAACGGCCACAGCTACATCAGACTTGATGAGCACCACTTCGAGGCCTGCCCATTCTGCTAATGGAATGGAGACAACACGCACAATGCAAAGGCCTCACACACCTCTTCTTCAGCAAACGCCCAACAGAACGCCGGCGAGCACACACACTCTGCGAAACCTGCCCAGTCAACGGAGCCTGCGCCGGCGAAGCATTCGACTTAGCAAAACAAGGCGAACTGCACGGCATTTGGGGTGGCACCACACAGGCCTACAGAGAATCCATAGTCGGCAAAAACCGCAAAGCATGGTGGCAACATGACTGCTAAACGCATTTACAACACAAACGCGTGGAAAGAACTACGCCGGCGGGTACTAGAAGAAGAGCAGCACATCTGTCATTGGTGCGGCAAAAAAGCCACACAAGTTGACCACCTTATCGAGATCGACAGAGACCCAGAATTAGCCTTAGAACGCTCGAACCTTGTCGCATCGTGCCAACCCTGCAACAGCCGGCGTGGAAACGCCTACAGGGCAAAAAAACAGGCTCTCAAGCGAATTGAGAAGGACACACCGAACGAACTATTTTTTGGGTCAGACAAAACCCCTAC